ACGGAGTTTGGGCAGCACGCCGCTTTCTTGGGGATCTGTTCGCCGATGCAAATGCTGGCGACGTTCTTCATCAACGACACGTTCAATACCGGAGACTGGCGCTTAAAGAAGCACGCCGAGTCCGAGTTCTGGAAGTGGCTGGCAAGCTGGGCGGCATGTATCTCTAAGCCTTCCGACATTGGATTCCCCGATGACGGTTATATCCTTCCCGCCCTGAATATGCGGACGGAGATTGTGGAAACCGACATCACGGCGGAAGCCGGCGAGGATCTGTTTCGCATCGCCACCCTTTCAGCCACGACCATGCACCGGGAAATGCGACTGACCTCGGACGCCCGATCCCGCAAGGTGGCCGACATTGTGAACGACAATAAGGAAACCTGGCTGGTCTGGTGTAACACCAACGACGAGGCCGATAAGCTGGTCGAGCTTATCCCCGATGCCGTCGAGATTCGCGGGTCAGACACGACCAAGCAGAAGGAGGACAAGCTTGCGCAGTATATCGACGGCAAGGCTCGCGTCCTGATCTCCAAGCCTTCCATCTGCGGCATGGGTCTTAACTTCCAGTTCTGCCATAACGTCGCCTTTGTCGGCCTGTCCTATTCTTTCGAAGACTTCTATCAGGCGCTTCGCCGGTCCTACCGATTCGGGCAGACCAAGGAGGTAAACGCCATTGTAGTCCAAGCCGCCGCCGAGGGGGCAATCATTCAGTCAATCCAACGCAAGATTCAGCAACACCAAACCATGCAGGAGCAAATGAAAATCGCCGCCAAGGCCTTTGCCGAAAACCGGATCAAAGAGCTAAACAAAAACACCGAGCTGCGCCACACCGAGGGCGAGGGCTGGAAGATGTATCACGGCGATTGCGTCCGTGTCGCCAAGCAACTGCCGGACGAATCCATCGACTTCTGTATCTTCTCCCCGCCGTTTGCGGATCTGTTCACCTACTCGGACGACCTGCAAGACATGGGCAACTGCACCGGAATGGATGAGTTCACGAAGCACTTCGAGTATCTGATCGAGGAAATTGCGCGGGTGATGGTCCCTGGCCGGGAGGTCGCCGTCCATTGCGTCGATCTGCTTTCCACCAAGTGGAAGCACGGCAAGATTCAGTTTCAGGATTTCAGCGGGGAAATCATTCGCGCCTTCTGGCGGCATGGCTTCGCCTTTCACTCCCGTATCTGCATCTGGAAAAGCCCCGTCACCGAGATGCAGCGAACCAAGGCGCACGGCCTGCTTTACAAGACACTCAAGAATGACAGTTGCGACTCTCGCGTAGGGTCCGCCGACTATCTGCTTGTGTTCCGCAAGCCCGGCGAGAATCCCCGCCCCGTCACGAAAGACCCCGAGACGTTCCCGGTGGACTTGTGGCAGGAGGTGGCGTCTCCGGTCTGGATGACCATCGATCAGGGGCGCGTACTGAATGGCGAAGGGGCACGCGATAAGGAGGACGAGAAGCACATTTGCCCGCTGCAACTCGATGTTATCGAGCGGGCCGTCACCCTGTGGAGCAACCCCGGCGACTTGGTGTTCAGCCCGTTCGCCGGCATCGGCTCCGAGGGGTGGGGATCGCTTCGCCTAGGCCGGCGTTTCGTCGGCTCCGAGTTGAAGCGCAGTTACTACGAGCAAGCCTGCGGGAACCTGGATAACGCCAAGAAGCAGGGTGAACTGTTCAAGCTGGCAAGCGCATGAACCCGCTCCGTTTACGAATGGGTCCGCGCCGATCCCAGCAATGGCTGGTTGCGCTGGACTATGTTCTCCACCCCAATAAACGGCATGGACTCCTCAAGGAGATGGCCTACGCTAACGGGATGAAACCTAGCAGGCTTTCCTCGATGGCCTCGACGATCAGGGGTGCAAAGTGAACACCGCGCTTCATTTCTCTAGCAAGCGGGACGACTGGGAGACGCCGCAGGCGCTATTTGATAAACTCAATGCCGAGTTTCATTTCACGCTAGACGCCGCCGCATCTCTACACAACGCAAAGTGCCCAGCTTGGTATTCAGAAGAACACGACGCCCTTAATCGTTTTTGGATAGATGACGCAAAATCGGTGTGGCTTAATCCGCCTTATTCTCGCTATCTTCAAGACAAGTTTATACGCAAGGCATACGAAGAATCAAAGAAGGGATGCACGGTGGTTTGTTTAATCCCGGCCAGAACGGACAAAAAGGTTTGGCATGAGGTAATCTTTCCCCACGCGGAGATTCGGTTTCTTCCAGGAAGAATCAAGTTCGTAGGCGCTAAACACTCCGCGCCATTCCCGTCTGCAATCATTATCTTCCGCCCCACCCCATGAACACAAAGAAACAAACCACCGCCATGACCAAGGTTGCTATTTGGGCAGACCCAGAGGGCAACGAACAGAGAAAGCGTTATGAAAACGCGACCTATTGGGAACGACTAAAAATGGATTTGGCTTTCTATCTGAATATGGACGATTCAGCGGAGGAGGGGCCGTGAACACCTACGAAGACCCTCCCCACGACCCCGCCTACCAATACTTGCGGGCCGGCTCCCTGATAAAGAGTGATACTGAGTTCTGGGATGCCTTTGAGCGGAAGTGGGTGCTGGCTAACGTCACCGTGGGATTAAAGGTTGATCCGGCGAGCGTGGGCCATTATCGCTGTGCCAAGAAGAAATGAGATTCGCGCTCACCGACCTTCCGGCAAAATACCATGAGCAAGTCATTAACTCTTTGGCTCCCCGGTTATCTACCGAAAAGCCCAAACAGGCACGGCGGGGCGCATTGGGGAGTGAAGCACAAGTTGAGGAAGGACGCAGCCCGAGCGTTGCTGTCATCATCACCCGTTGCTCCTGCGGTAGTCTTGACCGGGATAACAACTTCTCAGCAGCTAAACCGCTTATCGATGCTTTGCGCGAAGCTGGCCACATCCCCAACGATACAGAGAAGGACATAGAACTATTCGTATTTCAGAAGAAGGTTAAACGCAAAGAGGCAGGAACACTAATTGAAATCATCCCCCTATGAAAACAAACGCACCGCCCATGATGGGCCTCGCCCGATTCGATCCGTTCCCCTTCCCGGTCTTTTTCTCTGACGGCCCACCCTTCGCCGCCCACCTGGAGCCCCGCCGCCTCCTCCCGCCCAAGAAGGTGGTCAAGCGGGCGCGCAACCGTAAGGCCAAGAAGAAATGAACGCCCCCCGCCGCTTCGTGATCGCCGGTGACAATCATGGCGACCAGATAGACCCCGTGTGCGAGAAGGCTTTCTTCTCTTGGCTGGCAGACTGGAAGCCGGAAATCAGAATCCACAGCGGCGACTTGTTCGACTTCTCCGCAATCCGCAATGGTGCGTCACAGGAAGAAAAGACCAAGAGCATGGCCCCCGACTACTCCGCTGGCATGTCCTTCGCCAAGCGGTTCTTTGCCGAGGGAGAAACGAAAGTCTTTCTGCGGGGCAACCACGACGAACGCATGTGGGATTTGCAATTCAAGATGGACGGCGTTTTGCAACAGTTCGCGGAGGAGAAGGTCAAAGAAATGTCCAGCCGGCTCCGGTCTTGGGGCGTGAAGATGCTCCCCTATGACGCCCGCCTTGGCGTCTATCGCATCGGCAAGCTGCAAGTGATTCATGGCTTTAAGTCGGGCATCGGTGCAGCCAAGCAGCACGCCACCATTTACAGGTCATGCGTATTCGGCCATACGCATAGTCAGGACATTGTGCCGGTGGAGAACCTGAGCGGGCCGGCGCTGGCGATGGGCACGGGATGCCTTTGCTTCATAGACATGCCATATAATAGCCGCCAGTGTAACAAGCTGAGGCATCAGCAGGGGTGGGTCTATGGCTTACTGTATGGCGACGGTAGCTATCAGGCTTTCCAGGCGAAGCGGGTGGGCAACTCTTTCAACCTAGCGTATGAAATCAAAACCTACTGACTTCTGGGACAAGTTCACGGACGCCCTCAAGACCCAAGGGGAGAAGCGTCCCGAGGGGGCGGGCTGGAAGCTGCCGGCAGAACTGGCGAGCCGTTGGCGCATCTCCGTCAAGCTGGCCGGGAAGCGGCTCAACGCCGGGAAGCGGGCGGGCCTGCTTGAACACTTCGACGGCTACATCCTCCGCGACGGTAAGCTGCGTCGCACCTGCTGGTATCGCCCCACCCCATGAAAGCAATCTACTCCACCTTACTCTGTATGGCCCTGTTCCCCGCCTACTACTTGCTGATGCTGGCTGAGTGGGTGGCCTCCGAGGGGAGGCAATGGCTGGGCGGGAAGATCGACAACCTACTAAACGATGAAAACGCTGACTAGCCTAGCTGCTGCCGTCTGGTTCGCCCTTGTGGGGGCGTTCGTCTTTGTCCTGTTCTGGCTGGATAGCCGACTAGCCAAGGACCGGGAGGACGAGTAAAAAATAGGCTTGCCAGACTCCCGTCAATCCGCCTAGCTAGAGACTCAAGAGAGGGCGAACCCTTCATTCGCGGGGCAAG